TTATTGAAAAAGTTAACCAACACCTAAACCAAACCAACCCATGACCAGAGAACGATCCTTCAAACACTTCTACCCAATCCCGCACGACGGCGGCTTCATTGAACCTATAATCCACATCGAATACGAGGCGCACGACTGGGGCAACGAACACGCTGGCAGCATTGACGTCCTCGACGCTTGGGTGTCAAGTTTCAAGTACATAAAACTTGACATAACCACACCCGAAGTCAAAGTCGGGGAAGTTCCTCCAGTGCTATTTGAATGGAAAAAAGCCGTGATGAGCGACAGTGAAACAGAAAGTGCGCAGGCATGGCTGGATCAGACACCGCTCGACTTCTTCCACGACGCGGCCTTTCAGAATGAGTGCGACATTTACAATGAACCAACCCTATTTTTACAACCTTAAACCAAAACAAATTTTAAACCCAAACAACATTATGAGTACATACCAAAAGAAAGAGGGCGACATCAGCGTCTTCACCAACCAATCCGACAATGCCAACGCACCGTCATGGAAGGGCAACCTACTCCTGAACGGTGTAGAATATCAAGTCGCACTGTGGCGCAAGCAAGGCGCAAAGGGTGAGTTCTTGGCCGGCAACGTGCAGGTCAAGCAACAGCCATCGCCGAACAGCGCAGACTACTACGCTGGCAAGCCGAAAGCGGAATCGCACAATAACCTAAACATCGCAGACAATGGCAACGACCTCCCATTCTGACCTTGGCTTAAAGCTAAGCCTGCAAATCGACGGCAAGCGGATCAGCATTGAAAGCGACAACTGCGACCTGACTGCCACTGAACTGGTGCAGTTGTTTTACGACCTTGCGATTGCCGCAACGTACATGGACAACTCGGTCATTGACGCGATGCGGATAGTTGCAGATGAACACGACAGGCGAGGTCGCAATATGACTTAATGTTGTATATTTGTATCAGAGTTGATGCTCATTTTCGCAGCTGAGCATTGACGTAAGCAAAGCCGCTACCTTGGCCTGCCCCGACTGCCTGCGAACAGTCGGGGCTTTTTTTCTACCCATAAATTCAACAGTCTTCATGTCAATCAAAGTATCAATTTTCGATAGCCACCGCAATACAACGCCGATAAATTCAGGCGACCTAAACACCGTGCTGGCCAACATTAAAGACGGCCGCTGGCAGGATCACATCCTCGCATATCGAACCGGCAAGACAACCAAAGACAAATTACCCGCATTCACAACGAGCGGAGAGTTCAAAGCGCGCAAGTCCGATCAGCTGATACAGCATAGCGGCTTTATATGCATGGACATAGACGAACAGGACAACCCAAACATCGAAGAAGGCGCGGCAAAGCTGCGATACGACCCATTGCTATACGCCATGTTCCGTTCAGCAGGGGGAAAAGGCTATTGCGCTATCTTCCCGATTGATCCAAACAGACACCTCGATGCATACCTCGGCCTTGAAAAGCGTATCGCCGACAGATATGAGTTGATAGTAGACCGCGCATGCAAAGACGTGACGCGCCTGCGCTACGTCAGCTACGATCCTGACCTATACATCGCAGAGAAAAAGCCGGCACGCTTCAAAGATTACCTACCTAAGCCATCAGCGCCTGTGCGTGCGCAGTACGTCGGCAACGAATCAGATAGCGACTACATGATTGCGCAAATAGTAAGCCGCAACATAAACCTATGCGAAGGCTATCAAGACTGGTATCGAGTCGGCTGCGCGTTGATAAGCAAGTACAAAGACGATCCGAAAGGACTGGATCACTTCCATACACTGTCGCAGATGAGCGCCAAGTACAACGCGCAGAAGTGCGACGCCAAATACGCAGAGTTGCAACGCTCATCGCGACGCGAGATAACATTTGCGACACTCGTTTACATGGCACGCGCCGCTGGCGTAGAAACGCAGACCGAGCAGACAAAGCGCATTGAACGCATGTCTTTGATTAACCGCGCACGCGTTGGCGTCGCTGGTGGATTCAGGTCTACCGACGACGCACGTAAGGAAACCATAAGCTACCTCACCGAAGTAGACGGCCTTGAAGATGTAGAAGAACGCGTCACGCAGGCTTTCGCATTGGAAGAAAAAGACATTGAAAAGCCAAGCGCCGACGAGATGCTCGACGCTCTGAAAACATTTATCGGAGGCATCAACATCCGCATGAATGAAGTCACACGCAACTACGAGAAAGCAGGAGAGCCAGTGACCGACCGAGAGCTGAACACAATCTACTTGCAAGCTGTTCACGCCTACGGATCAAAGGTAAAAAAGCAACTCGTGTTTGACATTATCGACTCCGAGAATACAGCGAGATATAACCCATTTGCAGAGTTCTTCGCTAAACACGCCTCACGTCAACCGAGAGGCAACTTCATCCAGTTGGTGGACTGCATACACGCAAAAGGTCATGATCCCTTCTACGTCGCTAATTTCCTTAAAAAATGGCTACATGGCGTAGTCGCATCCATGCACTACGACTACTCCGTCATCTGCCTTGTGCTGACAGGATCGCAAGGAATCGGAAAGACCAATTTCTTCCGATACCTGCTACCCGAAGAACTGCGCTCGTATTACGGCGAATCAAAACTCGATGCCGGAAAGGATGATGAAATTTTAATGTGCAAGAAGATAATACTGTGCGACGATGAATTTGGCGGAAAGAGCAAGCAGGAGGCGAAGAAGCTCAAAGAACTGTCCAGCCGCCAGACGTTTACAATACGCAAGCCATACGGCAAAGTGCATGAAGAACTGCGACGAATAGCAGTCTTGTGCGGCACATCAAACGAAGCCGAAATAATAAACGACCCGACTGGCAATAGACGTATCGTACCGATTGACGTGGTCAGCATTGACTGGGATAGCTACGAAGCCATCGACAAAATAGACCTGTGGGTTGAGCTTTACAACGAGTGGAAGGCAAATCCGAAGGCATGGTATTTGGATACACAAGACACGGCGTACCTAAACAACAACACGATGGACAATGAACAGCCAAGTTTGGAGCGCGAGTTGATCGTCAAGTACTTCAAGCCGCCAAGTATAAACGTGCAAAAGTGGATGACCACAAGCGAGATAAAAGTATACATCGACATGAACTCACGGCAGTCGTTGAGCCTCCATAAGCTTGGCCAGCAGCTGAAAGCACTCGGCTACATTCAGCAAAGTCGTAGGGAGGAAGCAGGCAAGTGTCCTATCAAAAAATGGCAAATATGCCCCAGCGACTTGGAAACGTACATTCCTCCAATTTTGTAGTAAGATGTAGTTACTACAAACGCACTTTTGAAACCCTATATGTGCGTGAATATTATTCATATCGTCATCATATAATACACACTCTTTTTATTAAAAAAGTCTTACTACACTTACTACAAATGCAAAAAACGCCCTCCACGATATTGCAAAGGCCGTTTTTTTGTAGTAACTTATCTTGCAAAAAACCTACTACAAACCAACTACAAGTGACTACACTTCGACCATATCAGCAAAAAGCCATTGAGCAGCTGCGCGTTGCCATTGGGGAAGGCAACAGGCGCGTGATCCTCTGCGCGCCAACAGGTGCCGGCAAGACCGTCATGTTCAGCGCTATGGTGCAATCCGCGCTAAGCAAAGGAAAGAAGGTGCTGATCGTCACCGACCGCGTTGAACTGCTAACGCAAACCGACGGCGCACTGACGCGCTTTGACGTTTCACCAATAGCCATCAAGCAAGGCAAAGCAAAACTGCAAGCATCAACATGCTACATCGCAATGATTGAATCGCTGAACCGCCGAATGGCAAAGGCAGAATACGAAAAGATGATGCAGGACATCGACCTCGTAATCATCGACGAAGCGCACAAAGGCAGCTTTGACAAACTCTTTGCCTACATACCGGAAAAGGCAACGGTAATAGGCGCAACAGCAACGCCGCATCGCGAGGGCAACCAAAAGGCGCTCAAGGAATTCTACACGAAAATCGTCGATCCTGTGACTATCCGCGAGTTGATAGACGACGGCTACCTCGCAACGCCAACGACGTACAGCGTGCCAGTAGACCTGACAGGAGTGCGAACCTACAATGGCGACTACGACGCGGCGCAACTGGGGGCGGCGTACAGCAAGCAGAAAGTCTTTCGCGGTGTCATAGCCAACTACCTCCTTTACTGCAACGGAAAGAAGGCACTGGCATTTGCGCCAAGTATCGCGTCGAGCAAGGAGTTATGCGACGAACTGCAAGGCGCAGGACTGCCAGCGAGGCATCTCGATAGCACGATGAAGCCTGATGAACGACACGAGGTGTTGGCGTGGTTCAAAAACAGTGCAAACGGCATCCTATGTAATTGCGGCATCTTAACGACTGGCTTCGACGATCCGAATGTTGAAGTCGTAATCCTCTATCGTGCGACAAAGTCACTGCCGCTATACCTTCAGATGTGCGGCAGGGGTAGCCGGGTAACGCCTACAAAGAAGGAGTTTACCATACTTGACTTCGGCAACAACAGAGAGCAGCACAAGGCGTGGGAGTTTGACCGCGTTTGGATGCTGGAGAAAAAAGCCAAGAAAAGCAAAGGCATTGCACCGCAGAAGAACTGTAGGAAGTGCGGGTATATGATGCACACGTCGCTGACGACTTGCCCTGCGTGCGGCTATGTGTTGCCGGTAAAAGTCGGAGAGATGGGTGAGGAAGTCATTTTGCAGATTAGCGACAAATACAATTCGAGCGATTTTAGAAAGATGGCGAAGGAAAGCACACTGGAAGAGGTGGCGGCATTGATTAAGCTTAAGAAAATCAAGCTGCACTGGGTGCTTCATAACATCATCAAGGACAAACAAACCGCAAAGAAATTGCTAAATTTGTGCGGTTACCGCATGGGGTACTTCTTCTTCCTGCAGGAACTTAAAAACGATCACGGCCAACCACTATTCGCATGTCTACAGAGTTCAGACTTCAATCCCAGTGCTTCGTCTATCACTGGAATAACTACCAAGCAGAGCGCGGACTACTCTTTGCGGTGAACAACAACAGCAACAACAGCTATCAAGGCGCAGTGATGAAGGGCATGGGTGTATGTGCAGGTGTCGCGGATATGCTCTACCTATCGCCAACAGGACTGATAGCTTTGGAGTTTAAGACTGAAACAGGGCGGCAAAACGTGGCGCAGAAGATTTGGCAGATGCAGATTGAATCCGCCGGATACAAATACTTCATCGTCCGATCACTCGATGACTTTCTCAAAGCAATCAACAAATCAACCACCAACGAATGACAACAGACGAACAAAAGATTTGCGAAATATGCGGAACACTTGGTGAAATAATCAAGACAGAAAATTTAGCACACTACGCTAAATGTGTTTGTCCAAAATGCGACAAATGGCTGGCTTGGGTTAAAAAACCTGAAAATGAAAAGAATCAAAATCGTGCAGAGCATAAGAAGCTAATTAAATTAGTCAATGAATCTATGCGTGATTTTTGCTGGAATTGCAGTCGTGATAAACAATGGTTAAGTCAACTAAATCCTTCACTGCATCTTGTCGCGCATCACATTATTGAAGTCTGCAACGGAGGTCAAGATACTAAGGAAAACATACAAATATTATGCAATGAATGTCATTCAGACGTTCATCACAAACGTCAAATACACCAGCGATATAAAGATATTTTACCAACAACCACCAACCAATGAACAGACAAAGTGAGTTTTACTACTACGCGGAGCAGGTGACCAAGCGCACAGGCGTTGGACTGCGTAAGATGCAGAGCCAAGACCGCCACCGCGAAGTCGCGGAAGCGCGCTACTGCCTGATTTACCTCATGCGCCATAAAATGAAATTGACGCTGATGGAGATAGCCAAGCTGATGCGCCGCCACCACTCGACAGTACACCACGGCTTGGAGGTCATCTACGTCTTGCAATCCACGATGAAGATGTACCCATGGCTGAAAGAAGTTAAGCGCTACGAACCGCATAACATAATGCCAAAGAATACTATGTATATTTGCGATCAATGTGGAGGCACGTACGATCATACTAACGCTTTACACAAGCGGCAAGCTGCGCCAGATAGCGCGGCAACTGGCAACGCCTGACCTTGCGCCTGACCTCGAACATGAACTTGTCATCCGCTTATATGAAAAACCAGCCGATAAGATTGAAGCAATGCACGCAGGAGGTTACCTCAACTTCTACGTCGTGCGAATGGCTATCAACCTATACCGAAGTCGCAACTCTAAATTTCAGCGCGACTTCCGACACAATGAGCTGCGTGAGGAAATCAGCGAGATACAGCTGGAAGCAGCTGATGAGCCGTATGATGAGCGGCCTGATGCGATTTTTCAACGCGCGCTCAAAGTCATGGATAGCTGGGCAAAAGCCGGTGCCTACCCCTACGACAAGCAGCTTTTCCTCCTATGGCTCGAACTGGGCAACAAGAAACTCATCGAGCGCCACACCAAGATACCTTGGCGATCAATTTCATACACCATCAACAACTGCAAACAAAAATTAAAACATGAACTTGGATCTGATTACCATCTTGCTTTTGGCGGCATTGACTGCCTTGGCGATGAACCGCTATAACGTCCTGCCAGCGTGGTACTACCGCTATGCGAAATGCAAGCCGCTGACCTGCCTGACCTGCCTCGCAATTTGGTGGGGGGTGGTGCTGACCATCACAGCCTCCAACCTGCACTGGCTGCTTACCATACCGGTCGGCCTATCGGCTGCCGGGTTGACGGTGCTGATCATTAAACTGTCGGAGAAATGACACTTGACGAAGCAATGCAGGTGCTATCGGTAAAGCACAAACTCGACGGCTACTACGCGTCGCAGACCATGTCTTTGTCGCCGAGCGAGGTCGCGATGCTGGAGAATGTGGCCAACGCCAACGGCTACGGACGGACGAACTGGTGGTGCGGATCATGCGCGGTTTCCCGATTGCAGGAGATGATGGCGGACGCACAGGAATCACGCGCACGATTTGCGAGTTAATGATATTTATAGATATGACACACCAACCCGACATCACAATCGAACAGGACGCGCGAGCATTGGACTGGCAGGATCGTGGACATTTGTTGACAAACCTGTCAAACGTCCTCGATTCGCTCGAAGACAGTACAGCACCCAACGCGATGCACGCCAAGGTCGCGGTCATAGAAAAGATCATTGACATCGTTACAAACATGGAGGCATGAATAAAGCAGGCAGACCACCGAGTTTTGAAACGCCTGACGAAATGTGGGAGGCGTTTTCCGACTATTGCAAGAAAGCGAAGGCAACACCTGTACTGGTTGAAGACTATGTTGGCGTCAAGGCCGATAAAGTGCATCGTGAGCGTGAGAACCCACTGACGTTTGAGGGCTTTCAAGTCTATTGCTATGAGCAGGGAATCGGCAAGAGCATCGACCAATACTTCACCAATCCGGATGGGAGATACGACAAATTTGTGGAAATCTGTACGCGCATCAAGACCACGATCCGCGCTGACCAAATCAGGGGCGGCATGACTGGCATCTACAATACGAGCATCACGCAGCGCCTCAACGGCTTGGCTGATAAGACACAAGCTGAAGTCAAAATCGAACAGCCGCTATTTAATGACGGCCTATGATTCTACGAGACATCAAACGCGTACTTTACGAAACTATAGAAACGCTTATACAAGTTTTGGTAAGAGCAATTTCTATAACTATTATCGCTACTTTTGGTTTTATAATTTCCTATAAAATTTGTTTTTTTCTTTTCAAACTATTTCCTTTATAATTATGACCCTACCTGAATTACAACACCTGCTGAACCTTATAGATACGGATTACAAGCGTAAAATGGATGCCTACAAACTTGGCATCGACTTATCCGAATTTGGAGAGAGCGCACAAGAAGTCATCGACCTGCTGTTGAAGCACGTCTTTGATGAGCATCAATACGAAACTTTATGTTGGTGGATGTACGAGAAGGACTTCGGGAGGCGTGAGGATTTACAGATGTGGGACAATGATGGGAAGGAGATTTGCCGCACGGTGGAGGAACTGCATCAATTTTTGTTTGCGTGAGTGACAAGATAGTCGAATCAGTCATTGACCAATTTAGGACAAGAGCCGAGGAGGGCAAGCGCAAGTACGGCACGACAATGGAGCGCGATGACCTGACATTCATTGAGTGGATTCAGCATCTGCAAGAGGAGTTGATGGATGCGGTGGTTTACATTGAGAAGATTAAGCAATCGGATTGAGTTTCAAGTACACAACAGCGATAAAACGCATTCGGCAGGTGGCCGCCCGAAAGAAGGTGATTCAGGGCGGGACATCTGCTGGATGTTGACCCCCACTGGGCAACTGGTGGGGGAACGGAAAAACAATCGCCATCCTCGCAGTCCTAATCCACATAGCTGCCAAGGCCAAGACCGAGATCAGCGTCGTATCTGAATCAATCCCGCACCTGCGACGTGGTGCGATGAAGGATTTTGGCAAGGTCATGCAGTGGACGAACCGCTGGCGTGACGAAGGCTGGAACAAGACGCTGCTAACCTACACCTTCGCCAACGGCAGCACGATTGAATTCTTCAGCGCAGACCAGGAGGCTAAGTTACGCGGCGCACGGCGGCAGGTGCTATACATAAACGAAGCCAACAACATCGAGTTTGAGGCGTACCATCAGCTGGCTATCAGAACAAGCGAAGCCATCTACATCGACTTCAACCCGGTGTCGGAGTTCTGGGCGCACACGGAGGTCTTAGCCGAGCAAGACAGTGAGTTGATCGTGCTGACCTACCGCGACAACGAGGCGCTGCCAGCGACGATCCGCGATGACATCGAAGCGGCGCAGGTCAAGGCGGCGACATCGACGTACTGGGCGAACTGGTGGAAGGTCTACGGCTTAGGTGAGGTCGGATCATTGCAGGGCGTGGTCTTTGATGATTGGCAACAGGTGGACAACATCGACTTTGCTGGGGATAAGCTGGTAGCCATCGGTTTGGACTGGGGGTACACCAACGATCCCACGGCGGTGGTGGCGGTCTACAAGCGAGGCAGCGCTATCCTTCTGCACGAACTCATCTACCAAAACGGCCTGACGAATCAGGACATTGCTGACCATCTACGCAAGCTGGGAATCGGCAGGTCGTGGCCTATCATCGCAGACAGTGCTGAACCCAAGAGCATTGAAGAAGTGCATCGCCTTGGCTTCAACATTCACCCGGCTACGAAGGGCGCGGATAGCATCCGCAACAGCATCGACATCTTGAAGCGCCAGCCGATACTGGTCACGCGTGAATCGACCAATCTCATCAAGGAGTTGAGGAACTACACGTGGGACACGGATAAGACAGGTGCATCGTTGGGAGTGCCGATTGACAGGTACAACCACGCCATCGACGCGGTTAGGTACGTCGCGCTCAACAAGCTATCAGCCAACGCTGGAGGCAGGTACGTCATCATGTAGTAAATTTGCACCATGCACGCAGTCAAACACTTTTATCAGATGATCCTTGCCAAGCCTACCGCGTGGGAGGGACACGGAAACTTTGCGATAAACCTAACCGAGGCACTTAAGCCGAAGGTGACTGTCGACCTTGGCGTTGACTACGGATTCTCGACCTTTTGCTTTGCGGTGCTTGGATTCGGCAAGGTGTACGGCATTGATTCATTTGAGGGCGACGAACATGCAGGGAGGCGCAGCACCTACGACCACGTCATGGGGTTGCGCGAAAACTTCCGGGCGACGTTGAATATGAAGAACCTGTACTTCATCAAAGGCTACTTCGACGACGTGGCCAAGCGCTGGGAGAAGAAGATCGACATATTACACATCGATGGCCTGCACACCTACGACGCGGTTAAGAACGACTACACGACGTGGCTGCCATTCCTCAACCCTGATGGCGTTGTTTTATTCCACGACACGATCAGCTTTCCTCACGACGTTGGCAAGTTCTTCGCGGAGTTGGAGGGGTATAAGCACAACTTCGAACACTCACACGGTCTGGGTGTGTGGACGCAAAGCGAGGCGACGTTTGAGAAAATACAAAAGCTGCTATCATGAGCATCCTCAACAAAATCACCGTCGACCAGTTTCAGCGAATTGTGTCTATTGAGGCTAACGCAATCTACACGACCAGCGACAAAAAGATCGGCGTCATCGCCGTTCTTGACTGCATCCCGATTGAGCAGGTCAAGAAGATGACGATCGCAGAGGTCAACAAGCGCTACGGAGAGATAAACGCTGCGAGCAAATCGCTATCGTCACTGGCTGCCAAGCGTAACGCCAAGGTCGCCGGCAAGTGGTATCAATTCGAGTGGTTTATCGACGAGATCAGCGCGGGGCAGCTGGTGGAGTTGTACTCCTACGACATGACCAGCGAGCAGGGCGTTATCGACAACTTGCACCTGATTTTGGCGACGCTATCGAGAGAGTGCAGGGTGTGGAAGTGGTGGCCGAAGGCATACGACGGCAAGGGACACAAGCAGCGCGCAGAGGCGATGTTGCAAATGAACATGGGTGATGTTTGGGGTTATGCCGCTTTTTTTTTGCAGCTTTCAGAGCCTTTGTTGACGATTATGCGGAAGTCTTTGACGGAGCAGGAGAGGAAGATGACAACGGCCAAGGCGTAAAGAAGCCGAACTACGGCTGGGTGGGCGTGGTCTACCGCATGGCGGGGAAAGATCCGCTGCGCATGGAGCAGGTCTTCAATATGCCTGCGCGGGAGTTCATGAACGCGCTCTTGCTGATGAAGGCGATGCCGTAGTGCATAGATTTCGGCGTTGCGATATTTACCTGCATGAAGTTTACCACGGAGATAGAGGGCGACGTACTTGGCATCGGCGCTGACGTCACCAAGGAGTTCAGCCTGTCTAAATCTCCCGACGTGAACGCGGCTCTGATCAGGTGGATGCAAGATGTCATCAAGTTGACTGTCGAGGGCATCGACCGCGTTGACGCCAAGGCTACGCTCAACCTGCGTCAGTCGGTAGGCTTCGCGGAGTTGCCTGTCGAGCAGAAGGTCGCGCAGGTAGCGATGGAGATGGCGTCGTACTGGAAGTTCGTCGAGTACGGTGTCAATGGCGTGCGTGTCAACAGGGGCGCGCCGTTTAGCTTCCGGAGTATCAACCCAAGTCCTTCGCACGTGGCAGCGATCCGCAAGTGGGCAATCGACAAAGCACTCGGCATCCCTGCTGACGAAATCGACGCGGCGGCATACAACATCGCCAAGTCAATAAAACGCAGAGGCATCAAGGGGCGGCCATTCCTCAACCAGGTATTGACTGACGCGAAGATGGACGAACTAGTGAGCAGCATCGCGCAAGTGGTCGGCAAGGAAATATCAATTTCAATTAACGTATGAGCATAACTATAATATCCGCGCTTCCTTCGCTGCTTCCTGTCGGCAACAGCGACGTGGTGGTGGTCAGTAGCAACAACACCGCTTCTGCCAACTTTCGCTACGTCTGCGACGTGTCGGGGTCGCTTTCCTCCGCGCGATTGAAGTGCGACAAGCTGCCAACGACGAACAACGGCTTCTTCGGTGTTAGCAAGGTCGTTGAGACGCTGATTGCGCCGAAGATACCACAGCTGACGAGCGGCTGGCAGGATGGCGGCTACGCTGTCAACACGAACCTGACCTTCCGCGAGGAGTTTGGCTCACCTCCGACGGTGGCGACAGGCGGCACAGCATCAGCGTCGCTGATCGCGTGGCAGGCAGCGTTTCGCCAGCAGGACTACGCGGCCTATTCGCCAAGTGCGTACATAGCGGCGACGGTGTCGGGGGATACTCCAGCGATTAAGACGTTCAGCAACAGGCCAGTGACTTCGACACTCGCGTCAAGTGAGAGCGACTTCATCGGAGTCCTTGCCAACGTATCGGGCATCGCGTTACGTGTCACCTACGACGATGCCGCAACACGTTTACCATTTTTGGTGACTGGCAGCACGTCAACCATCAGCAACATCATAAACGCTGGCCCTTATGGAGTGTACAACCTAACAGCGTTGCAGTGTTCCGATGGCAGTGCAGGGAGCGTCAACTTTCCTGCAAATGGAGGCAAGGTTGCGGTCTTGGTGACTTTCAATACGGCAGGCACGAATACAAGCGCGTTCAGCCGCACCGCTGCATACACCTACGTCATCGACAACTGCCAGCGCTACAACGACCTGCGTGTTTTCTTCCGGAATATGTACGGCGGTGTTGACGGCTACACGTTCACACGGATGAACAGGCAGCGCGTTGATGTTGACCGCAAGACCTACGGCTACAACGCCAGTGTCTACGGCGATGACGTCTACGACAAACAGTGGTCGGTGACGTACCGCGACACCTACACGCTGAACAGCGACTGGCTCACCGATGCGGAGTTCACATGGCTGCAAGAGATGATCTACGCTTCGGAGTGCTGGATTCAACTTGGCACGCAGCTAGTGCCGGTCGTGGTGCAGACCAACACCTACAACATCCGCAAGCGCGTCGTTGACAAATTGCAGCAGATCAGCGTTGACGTTAAGGTTGGCTACGAAAACACGGCGCTATGAGTAACGTCAAATTTGTCTGCTACCCGGATGCCGATACACCTTCGTCAGGCTTTGACCTTGACGTTTCGGTTGACACGGATATTGCCGTCACTTTCAGCGTTCAGGATTTGGCTGATGTCACCAAGCGCAAGGGTGCGTTCAGCAAGACGATTGCGCTGCCCTCAACGAAGGGCAACGACGCGGCCTTCCGCCATGCCTACAACGTGCAGAGCTTCGTCGGCGGCTTCACGCCAAACAAGCAGGTCAAGTGCGCAGTGTGGAGTGATGGCGTGCAAGTATTCGCAGGCACTATGCAGCTATTGTCCATGAGCGTGACCAAGGGGCAGGCGACTTACGAGGTTGCCATCTACGGCGAAGAGGTGGCGTTGTTCAGCAACATGGCTGACGTCAAGCTTGTTGACACGGTGGGAGTGACAGGCATGAACCACACCTTCAGCGTGTCGTTGGTCACAGGCACTTGGGATGACAGTTACAGCGATGCGAGTGGATACGTTTACGGCATTGTAGACGCGGCCGGCCACTTCCACTGCTACGACGTCAGCAATCCATTAGGGCCGCTTGCGCCGCTGTTTAGTTCAGTCACGCCAATCTTCGACAGGTTGATTCCGATTGAGTTGATGCGGCCAAACATCTGGGTAAAAAAGATGGTCGACTTGATCTTCGCGCAGCACGGATATCGCTATCAGTCGGCTTTCTTTGACAGTCAGGAGTTTGAGCGTATGGTCATCCCTTACGCTGGCGACGCTTTCGCGTATGCGAGTGGATCGAATAAGTGCTATGTTGGCAGCGAAGAGGTTACATGGGATACGGCGCAAGAAAAGACGATCATCTTTGACCAAACTGGCGATCCATTCTTCAACGGCGACGATGGCAAGTTTAACACCACAAATGGCATTTTTACGGCCAGCAGCCAATATGCAGGTAAGTATCAATTTAGGTTTGAAGGGTTATTTACTGGTGCATCCGGAACAACAACTTTGGTGATTAGCGCAAGAGATAGCAGCGGCAATTTATTGAAAGACATTTATGGCGATGATATAACATACACTCAAGCTATCGGTGCTTTTTCACGAGGACTGTCTTTAGATCGCACTTTAATACTTAGCCCAAGTCAAACGCTAAAAGTTACAGTCAGTTCGGACACGGCAGGGTTGACGTTAAACGCATCGACAGTTCAGATTAGCTTACTGGAAACATTTAGTCGAGTTGGCCAATCTATCGACATGCGCACGGCGCTACCTGCCGACACCTTGCAGATTGACCTCCTTGCTGATTTGCAGAAGATGTTTAATTTATACTTCTACCAGTCGCCGCAAGATCCCTCTCTCATCTACATTGAGCCGTGGGGTGACTTTTATTCCGAGCCTGTCGTCGATTGGTCGCAGAAGTCCGACGAAAACGAAGAGATGACGATGGTATGCGGCGATCCTGAACTGCGCAAGCGCTTCACCTTTGCGTATCGCGATGGCGGCGAGGCTTTGTCGAAGCAATACCGCAACACGTGGCAGACTGGCTACGGATCGCGGCAATATGACACCGACAACTTCTACGGACGTGGCGAGCAGGTCATCGAAACAAAGGCGGCGACGGTCATCCCAGCGCAATACCGCACGAACATCGTAATGGGCAGGACGTGGGATGTGGAGGCCGATGGCAGCATACGGACGATGAAGACAGGGTACAGGCTGGCGCAGTACAACTACGTCAAGATGCAGCCGTCGCCAAGTGGCAGCGTTGAAACGTGGCTTTGGGTTGATGGCTTCAAGACAGCGGCGAGCAGCTGGGTGAGTGGTGACACCTTGCCATACATCGGCCACGTTGACAACCCATACAACCCAAGTCAGGACTTAGCGTTTGGTATACCGAGGCAGATTTACTTCGCATTGCCGGATGGTCAGGCAGGGTTTACACCGTACACGAACAACAACCTGTTCAATACGTACTGGCGCAACTACATCGAGGAAATCGCCAGTAAAGAGGCGATGCAGGTTGAGGCGACGTTCCTGCTGACTGTCACCGACATTGCCACGCTGGACTTCCGCGCTCCTGTCTACTGGCACGGCATCAGGTGGCGGCTCTTGGAGATTAAAGATTACAGGATCGGGCAGAACGTCATGTGCCGGGTGACGCTTCGCCGCATCTTAAACCTTGCGGAGTTCAGCGCGCAGTCGGTCAACCCTGTCGGCAACTACAACTTAAATGCGGAGGTGCAAGGTGAGTATTACCCACAAATCGTCAACCCAATAAAAGGCAAGTAATGGCAGATGTAGACAAAGAGATCACCGTAAAGGTCAAAGCCGAAGACGACACCCAGAAGGCGACGCAGTCAGCGAAGGCACGCCTCCGCGACCTTCAGAAGCAGATGCTTGACCTCGAAGCGGCGGGGCAGAAGAACACCGACCAGTTCCGGCGGATGGCTGCCGAGGCAGGATCGCTGAAGGACGCTATCGGCGACACGAGCGCACAGGTCAAGGCGTTGGCGTCGGACACACGGACGCTGGATACATTTACGTCAGCGATACAAGGCATCGCAGGCGGCTTTGCCGTTGCGCAGGGTGCGGCGGCGTTGTTCGGCGAGGAAAGCGAGGATGTGCAGAAGGCGATGATGAAGGTACAGGCGGCGCTGGCGTTAGTCAATGGCGCTACGGCTGTCGCAAATGCGCTTAACAAAGATTCGGCGCTGATGGTCAACCTAAACGCGGCGGCGCAGCGTGCCTATGCGCTGGCAGTGGGTACAAGCACAGGGGCGTTGAAGGCGTTTCGCTTGGCGCTGGTAGCGACAGGCATCGGCGCGGCAGTGGTCGCCATTGGCTTGCTGGTGTCGAATTGGGATAAGCTGACAGCGGCGGTGCAGCGATTCTTGGGTATTGAGCCAAAGAAAGCCGTTGCAGATGTGACGTTAGAGCTGGAGAGGCAGATTGAGATTATGGAGGCAAGGGGTGAAGCGCAGATGCAGATTTTCGCAAAAGAGTTTGATCTTTCCCGCCAAAGGATAAAAAACGCAAAAGATGAGGAAGCACTTGCGGAGGCATATCACAAGCACAACCTATTGCGGGCGCAGTACGAGGTGTTCATCAACAAGCAGGCACTTGATAAGAAAAAGAAAGACCAAGAGGACTACCTTCGAGCCGTTGAAGCCTTTAACAAGAAGAAGGCCGAGAATGATGCGTCATATATCTACGCTGGTGTTAATGGCTTGGAGCAGTTTTTACAAAAAGGCAAACAAGTTGAGCAGGAGTTAGTGGTTGTCAAAAGAACAGGCGTCGCAGAGCAGAAAAAAGCAGACGCGGATGATGATGCACTTGATGCAATGAGGGCGCAGCGCAAAATTGATCGCGCCAAGCAAGTGCTGCAAGGCATCGCAGACTTAACAACGCTATTTTCCGGCAAGAGCGAAAAAGCACAGCGCAGAGCCTTTGACATCAACAAGAAGGCGTCGATGGGTACTGCAATCATTGACGGCATCACGGCAACGCAGAAGGCGTTTAAGTCAGCGCCTCCTCCGTTGAATTACATCTTGGCGGCGGCAGCGGCAGCAGCGGCAGCACTCCGCGTTAAGGCTATCAGCAATCAGCAGTTTCAGGGATCTTCGTCTGCCGACATGGGCGGCGGCGGCGGATCATCAGCGCCACCAACGACAGGAGGCTTCGCACCGGGCGCGATGAACCCGAACAGCCAGCTACTCAACCCGAATGAAGGGTCAGGGCAAGGGCAAGGGCAGGGTATGCGCGCCTATGTCGTTGAGAGTGACGTGCGTACAGTATCAGGGCGCTTGCGGAGGATCAGCGAATTTGCACAGTTGGCAAACTGATGATATTTAACGCTATGGAACTACCTGTCTACCTGATGACCATTGACGAAGTTGACGAAGGCGTCAGCTACGTCGCGCTCGTTGAATCCCCCGCTATTGAGCGGCCATTTCAGGCTTTCAGCAAGGAAAAGATGCGGTTCACCGAAACAGGCGAGAAGCGCGTGTTGACAGGTCCGTTGATGCTGGCAGATACGCCGATCATCCGCCGCGACAAAACGAGGGGCGAGTACTTCGTGATATTCCAGAAGGAAACCATCCGCAAGATGGTGCAGAAGTATTTTAAGCAGGGAAACCAGCATAACGTCAACGCCGAGCATAGCACCGCCATTGATGGTGTCTATATGTTCGAGAGTTATTTGATTGACAGGGATCGCGGCATCAACCCACCGAATGGGTACGAGGATGCGAAGGATGGCAGTTGGTTTGGATCGTTTAAGGTTGAGAACGACAAAGTCTGGGAAGAGCGCGACCAGTTCACCGGATTTTCAATAGAAGGCTACTTCGGGATGCAGCCCACCGATAGCGAGATAGAGGTGGCGATGGCGGAGTTTGCCGAAGCCTTTGAAAGTTTTTTGCATACTATCAAAACCAACGATATTTAACACTATGAACCTATCAGATAGAATTTCAGAGTTGACACGCGTGCTGCGTAGCTTCTCCGCTGCACCAGCGCCAGCAGCTGCGCCGTTGGCGTTCAGCGACTATAAGTTGGAGGATGGCACGATGATCCGCGTCGATGGCGAGTTAGCCGTTGGCACGTTGGTCTACGTCGTGACCGAAGAGGGGTTGCTACCTGCACCTGATGGCGCGCATAGCATCCCCGAAGTTGGCGTGGTGACTACCGAAGGCGGCAAGATCGTCGAGATCGGCGACGCTGCACCGGCACCAGCTGCACCCGAAGCTGTTGAAGCGCAAGAGGTGGAGATTGAAGTAGCACCCGAAGGCGAAGGCGCACCTGCCGATCCACATGAAGAGCGGATGCAGGCCATGGAGGCCGCTATCGCCGCCTTGGCTGCAAAGGTCGAGGAGATGATGGCGAAGATGGGCGGAGAGGTCGAAGCTAACGCCGCAAGGTTCAGCACTATTGACACGGCACTGTCAGCGTTGGCGCAGATGCCTACGGCTGCACCCAAGAAAAGAGCAAGTGACGCTGTTGTGGAGTCGGTGAAAATGAGCCGTGCCAGCAGACTTGCAGAAGTACAAGAAACCCTAAAAACCCTAAAAAAATAACCTATGTCATTTTCAATCGCAACAATCACCGGGTACGTCGAGCAGAACAAGCTGCCTCTGATAACCCAAACTGTATTTGACGCAAAGACGCAGTCATTATTGCAGAAGCGCGTGGGCATTAAGTCGCAGGAAGCGTTAAACATCATGGACACCGACGCTGTGTTCCAAGATGCAACCGCGTGTGCGTGGAACGCCGACGGCACTACCACATTCAGCCAGCGTACAATCACTGTCGCTCGCGTTAAGGTGCAGGAGGAGTTATGTCCTCGTTCACTTGAAACGGCTTGGCTGGCATCGCAGCTGACGCAAGGCAGCAACTACGAAGGCGTGCCATTTGAGCAGGCTTTCGCAACGCAGAAGGCAAAGCGCATCGCCGAAGGTATTGAGCGCGCCATTTGGCAGTCAGTGCCATCGGTTGCCGCTGCAAGTGCTTCGGTATCAGGAACGGCAGGATGGGCTGTAGGCGCAACGTCGCCATCAGGTGACGCGCAGTTGAACCGCACAGGTGGTGGTGGATTGCTGTGGCTGA